ACAGAGCAATGTTCTCAACCAATGACAGAATAGAGAGATCAAAACAATTCAGAGATTATATAAAAAGAAGATTTCCTAATAAAAGTAAATATGAAAAATAAACCTGATAATCAAGAAACATACAAGCCTAAAAGAGACGCTAAGGGGAGAATACTTCCTGGCTTTACTGGTAATCCTAAAGGAAGACCAAAGGGTTCAACCTTAAAAGAATACCAAGCACAAAAGTTTAGAGAAATGTCAGATGAAGAGAAAGAAATAAGGCAATCCAAAAGAAGCAGTAGAACATTCCGGACATATAGAAGATCAAAGAGTTCCAACCGAGGTAGAGAAGAAAGCAGCCAAAGCATATCGTAAAGTATTAGAAGAACATGAACAAAAGTGATGTTATAAAAATCAGTCCACTAATGTGGATAAGAGAAGAGAAGATAAAAAACGAAAAAGGAAAACCAATTGAATTAGGAAGAGAAAGTAATCACTACTTCTTAAGAGATTTTTATGAAGACGAAGCAAGAAGTATTGTAGTAAAAAAACCATCACAGGTAGGAATATCAATAGCAGCGATACTAACAGAAATACACGCAGGAAAGTTTTGGGGGATAAACCAAATACACACACTCCCAACAGCATCAGATGTTCAAGTGTTCGTTCCAGATAAAGTAAACGAGATAATAAAATCAAACCCCTGCATAAGAGAAGGAATGGACAAGAAACAAGTTGACGCAATACAACAAAAACAATTCGGAAAAGCATTTTTATACTTCAAAGGAACAGTCAGTAAAAGAGAAGCACAGATGCTATCATCAGACAGGAACACCTACGATGAAGTAGACCGTTCCGAGATACAGGAGATAGTAAACTACTCATCAAGAATGGAAGGAGCGTCGTCACTTAGATTAGAGAGATGGATATCAACACCAACAATGCCAGAGTTTGGAATAGACAGCGTTTGGGGAATGTCAGATCAAAAGCATTGGAGATTCAACTGCCCTAAATGCAAACACGAACAGCATATGGAATGGCCAGGGAACATAGACATAGAGAAAGGAAGATATATGTGTTCCAAATGTGGAGCAACAATAACACACGAAGATATAAGAAAAGGAGAATGGAAAGCAAGATTTCCTAACAGAGAGATGAGCGGATACTGGATGACACAAATGATATGTCCGTGGATAAGCCCAGAGAATATGATAAAGACATATCACGAATGCGAAGAAGGACTGAACGAAATGACGATAGAATACTTTTACAATCACAAATTAGGAATGCCTTATGTATCAACCGAAAGTCAGATACCAGCATCACTAATTTACAAGAACCTCGTAAAACAAGAACACACAGAAAACAACTCAGTAATCGGAGTAGATGTCCAACTCCGAGAATTGTATGCAGTAGTAGGCAACGAGAATGGAGTGTATGCGCTACTTGTACTCAAAGACGATGAATTATACAAACAAACAGAAGGAGAAGAAGGGAAGAGCAAATGGGGTAGATTATCAGAGATGATGGACATATACGATGCAAGATATGTAGTGATAGACGGAGGGTTTATGCCAAACGATGTAATAAGATTCGCAAGAGACCACGAAGGGAAAGCATATGTGAATTGGTACAAAGAAGACCCAAAGAAAGTACAGATAGTAAGATTCGGAGAAGATGTTCCTTTTACAGAGAAAAGAAAAGAAGTAGACGAGGACATCAAAGTACTAACAGACAGGAATAGAATGATAGATCAGATACTGAATGAACTAAAGAAAGGAGACATAAGATTCCACTTTGAAAAGAACGATCAGAGAATACAAGAGTTTGTATCACACGCTGGAAGAGTATATGCAAGAGTAGCCCCGGACAAAGTAGGAATAGAAAAGAGAGAATGGGTAAGCACAGGGAAGGATGACTTCTTACATGCGCTCGTTTACTGGAGAATAGGAATGATAAAGAAAAACCGAATGGAGAAAGGCATTGACAAAATCACAAAATAGTGCTAACCTAAGATTATTAACACAAGAAATTAAGACCTTTTTATTTATGTGTATAAATGACTCAACTTCAAGACGAAAAAGAAATCACCAAAAAGGATCTTGAAACTATAGTTACATTATGGACAGGTAGGTTCAAAGAAGCCAAAGAGTTCAGAGAACCATATGACAGGAGAAACCTGCGAATGTACAAGATATACAGGTCAATCCGTGACTGGATGACAAACTATGCGTATGATGTAAACATCATGCCACCGATAGGATATGAGATAATAGAGACAATCAAGCCAAGACTATCGGCTGCCAAACATAAAAAAAGAATACTCCCAACTAAAAAAGCGGATATAGATAATCCCTCTTTAGCAAAGTGGGATAATTTGATTGAGTACAACTTTGAAACCATGGACTTTGCAAGTGAAAAAGCATCATGGATTTTTGCTATGCTCGTTTATGGTAACGGAACAGTACAACTCTCATGGGACACAGAAGCCAAAACACCATCAATAGAAGTATGTGATAATTGGTTGCTTTATATAGACCCACAAGCACAAGAGAAACTTTATGGAGCAAGATGGATAATCAAAAGAAGCTGGAAAGAGAAAGAACTAATCCAACAAGAAGAACAAGAGAGAGGAGAAGAATATATTTATGACCCAATAAGATTAGAAAAACTAGACAATCAAGCGATAGGAGATGACCCACGAAGAGACAGAAGAGAAGTAAACGCCAAGAAAATGTCTCAGATAAACGATGCAACCACTAGAGACAATGCAACAGACAGTAGTGACGACTCAGGCCAAAGAGAACACTCTGAGTACAAAGCAATCGAACTATTAGAATGTTATGACTTTGTTAAACAAGAGATAGTAACAATCGGAAACAGAGCAGAAGTACTAAGAAAAGAACCAAACCCATACGGAAAAATAAACAAAAGCAGGCGCCCTGGAAACTTATTCATAGATTTGCCTTGCACTCCAGTACCATGGGAATACTACGCAATGACTATTCTTGAACCGGTAGAAACTCTGATTTATGAAATAGCAGACTCCAGAAACCAAGCAATGGATAATATAATATATAACTTAGATCCAATAACAAAAATAAAAAGAGGAAAAGGATACAAGAAAGAAGGATTAAAGAAAGGCCCCGGAGCAATGTGGTTCGTTGATCGTGCTGATGACATAGTAACCGAGAGACCAACAGACATAGGAGCGTCATGGATAGATAAAGACGAGATACTCAGAAGAGATATCCAAACAGCACTAGCACTGTCAGAATACACACAAGGAATGCCACAGTCATCACAAGAGCCAATGGGAAAGGTAGAATTATTACTGATGCAAACCAACATCAGATTTTCTCAAATGGTAAGACAACTTGAAAACGCAATGACTGAAATGGTAAACATAATGATAGAATTGAACCAACACTTCCTTGATGAAGACAAAGCATATAGAATAGTCGGCGAAGATTTTGCATTTGATGAATTTACTTCCAAAGACAAAGAAGTACTTATTGACGCAAAAGTAGATATAATTCCAAAGAAAGAAAAATCCCCAGAGCAAGAGTCAAGAGATATACTAGAAACATACAGAATGTTTGTAATTGATGACCCTCCAAAAGAAGGGAACGATGAAGATATGTACTTCTGGGAGAAAAAGAAAGCAGAATTACAGAAGTTAGTATTAGACAGATTAGGACTAGAAGAATACGAAGATGTTCTTATAAGAGAACCAAAGAAACCAACAGCAGATGAGTTAAACGAAAAACAAAAACCAATGCCGTTAGAGGGAGATGTAGGAATGCCAGAAGGAATGCCACAAAACATAGCAACCCCCGGAGCAGAATCAATTCCTCCAGGAGCAATGCCACCAGGAGTAGCGCAACAACTTCCACAGAAAGAGCCAATAATGCCACCAGAGGGAGGAATGACGCCACAAGCAACAACACAAATGACGGAGCCAAATCCAGGATTTTTACAAGGATTATTAAAAAAAATAGGGTTAGGTCGAAATTAAAAATATAATTATAAACATATGAACGAACTAAGAGGAAACATAAAAATTACAGAGATGATCCAACTTAAAGAGATAACATCTGAAAAAGAAGGATCATCAGTAGATTCATATCTTGAAAACAACGCTGGATTCCACTTCGATTCTATTCTAGTAAGAGTAGGGGCAGGGGAAATGGGAGCTGATGTTGATAATGTTAAGTTCAAAGTAGAAGAGAGTGATGACGGTTCAAGTTGGACAGTCGCCTCAGGAGGAGCAGAAGTTGAAGTAGAAGATGAAACAACATTTCAAGTAAAGAGATCAAAAAGATATTTAAGAGTAGTGGCAACACCAACAGAAGTTGCATCACCATCCGGAACAGGAGGGGAAGATGTAGCGTTCGTGTATGCTACCGGAATCTTCACAAACTGGAGCATTCCAATGCCAATATTATAAATCTAAAATACAAATTTATGTCAACATTTAATGAAGAAGGAATGGAGTTCGAAGAAACTCCAGAATTAGAGGAAGAAGCAGAAGTTGAAGTAGATCCATTAGAGGGAGAGATTACTGCAGAAGTATCTTCAACACTTTCTGGAATGCCAGAAGCATCCAGAGAAGAAAAGATTGATGCAGTGATTGAAAGTCTTTATAGCCTAAAAGCCCCAGAGATGGGAGGAATGGGAGAAGGAGGACTTTCACTTGATGAATTAGAATAATATGGACGAATCAATCCAAATTAAAGACATTGAGAAAATGGCAGGGTGGAAACTCTACCAAAGAAAAGTAGAAGAAGAAATTAAAAGAGAGGTCGATAATTTGCGCCGGATAGAAATAGAAGGAAGATCGTTGCAAGATATTGGCGCAGAATATGTTAGAATAATACAAAAGATTAACGGACTCTATCGAGCCAAAGAAATACCTGAAGAAATAAAAGAAAGCTCGGAGAGTCAAATATAAAATGCATATTCCAGGAAAAAAATATAATCCAAAATATAATCCACCATTAAAGGAAGACGAAATAGACGGAAGGTTCGGTCCAATTATTGATGAAGAGACAGGAGAGGAAGTGTTTCCAAAAATGTCAGAATCGTCAGGTCCTGCTACTCAATGGGAGTCAAAAGAAAGAAACAGAGAGGCTCTTATGGATATAGGATTTATAAGAAAACTAATAGAATTATTAAGAAGATAAAAAAATAAAACATATGATTGAAGAAAAATTCGATAACTTCTTAGAGGAAGAAGCCGAAGGTACACAAGAAGAAACACAAGAAAAAACTCCAGCCCCAGAATCTGGAGTGGATGAACCCGAAAAGTTCAAAGGAAAATCAAGAGACGATGTGATTAAATCATATCAAGAACTTGAAAAGAAAATGAGAAGTGGAGAACACAAAGCACAAGAGAAAGCAGAAGAGATAAGAGAATTAGAACAGGGAGGGGGAACAAAGAAAGAAGTCAGAGAAGCCAAAAAAGACTTAGAGCAAATAAGAAAAGAGATAGAGGAAGAGATAGAGAATGCGGATTATAGCCAAATGGACGCAAGGAAGTATAGCAAGTTCTTAATGGACAAGGTAATGAAAGGAGCAGGGCAGATAATAGATCAGAGAGCAGAAGAAAAAGCCAGAAGTGTATTCTCCTCAGAGTCAAAATATCAAGACAGAATACAAAAAGAGCTAACAAATGCAGCGAAAGAATATCCTATCTTGCAAGAAAACTCAGAAAAAGGAAAAATGTTCAAAGGGTTAATGATAGACATTGTGTCAGCAGCCAGACATAGGGGAGAGAAACTTCCAACTGTCATAGAAGCAGCAGAGAAAGCAAGTAAAATAATGGGAATAGAGAAACCAACACCAAAGCCAAAACCAATAGAAAAGACACAACCACAAACCCTTGGGAGAAACAGAACACAGGATGAAATAGTTAAACAAGGGATGTTAAACAGAAATAATAGTCCGTTAAAAGGATTATAATTGGGGGAGCGAACCTCCCGAGACCCAAACCGGCCCAATAGGATAACCGGAGAGGACAATCCAAAGAGTGCCAACAAGTGTAGGTCGAACACTGTTGAGTAAAAACCCAAAGCAATAGATATATGTCCGCAATAACAGGTTTAAGAGACACTAGAAATAGAGAACAGCGTAAATATGATGTGGAGGATGTAATTTCCTTGCTGGATGTTAATAGGTATCCATTACTTGCAATTCTTACGAATGCAGGAAAAGACCCTGTTTCCAACAAAGGAAAAGCATTCAAGAAAGAAGCTACCTCTGATCCAGAATTCAAGTGGGAAGAAGATGATTTCCAAGCCAGAGAAGACGATATCAAGTCAAGTCAAGATCCTATTGATATTTCAAGTGAATCAACATTTGATGTTGAGAATGTAGATAGATTTTCTGTAGGAGATGTTATATACCTCCCAGGAAAGAAGTACACATTCAAAGTAACTGGTATCGGTGGAGACGAACTGACTGTCACAGAAGAACTTGGAGGTGAGGCTGGAGAAAGTGAAAATGTATCATCAGAAAAAGTTTGGATCGTAGGTAATGCCAATGAGGAAGGAGCCACTCTTAGAACAATTAAGAGTACCACTCCAACTGAAAAAGTTGGTTACTGCCAGATTTTCCGAACTCCTTTCGGTGTAACAGAAACATCAAAAGCAACCCAGACACTCATTAAAGAGAATGATATCGACTATCAGCGCAGGAAAAAAGGTATCGAACACGCAGTTGATATTGAAAGAGCTTTCCTCTTTGGAAAGAAGTATAAAGTCACCAGCGGTTCGCACCCGGAAAGAGGAACTCAAGGAGTTCTTAACAATATTTCCACTTACGCTACAGCCAATGTAGATACTGAAGCAGATTTTGAAGCATTCCTCGAAGATGCTTTTGCAAATGGAAATACTGAAAAGTATGCATTTGTGTCAGCAACTTTCGTAACCCAGATCAATCAATGGGCGCATGGTAAAGTACAAATGGTTAATACCGATCAAACATACGGTATCACAATCATGAAGTACCAATCAGCACACGGAACGCTTAACCTTATCAAACACGACTTACTTAAAGGTACTCCTTATGGGAACTACTGTGTCGTCGTTGATATGGAGAACTTGACTTACAAGTATCTCGAAGGCAGAGACACTAAACTTCTTACCAACAGACAAGCTAACGATGAGGATGCCTTAAAAGAAGAATTCCTCACAGAGTGTGGTCTTCAAATGAAGCACGAAAGCACTCACGCTGTTTGTTCTAAGAGCGCACTTTAGTGACTGGAAGATGTTCGGCTTTTGTAGTCACTCTGCATTAGCGGAACATCACCAGAGTGGCCCAGTCAATTATTCATTAAAAATTAAAAACATGGCAAGATACAAATCAAAATACAAAAACTTAAAAATTGTAATGAAGAGAACATACAGAAAAGAAGTAGGGGGAGAAAACATTGTAGTCCCCGGAGTAAAGATAGAGTTTGAAAATAGCATATTAGACACAGACGATAAAGAAGTAATCAAATTTTTAGACAGTGATCCAGTATGTCAGAAGATGCAATCAAATAATGTCTTTCACAAGATAAGTGATAAAGCAATGGAGAACGCAGTAAAAGAAGAACCAGTTGAAGAAAAACCAAAAGCAACACCAAAAGAAACAGGTGGTAAAAAAAAGGTCGGTAAAAAAACTGATAAACCAGCATACTAATGGATATAAACATTACACCAAAAGTTGTTATAGAAGCCAGAGTATTCCGGGCCAAGAAAGAAAAACCTTTTCTAATCCCAAAATCAATATGGAAATGGGCCAAAAGAAAAAGAATTCCCGGAACAGGGAAGTGGGAGAATAAAGGCGTAATAACAACATTGGAATAAAATTATGGCTACATTATTAACAAACACAGGGATTAAAGGAATCATTGAAAAACTTAACACAACATCTCCTCCAAAGCACATCGCTTGGGGAACAGGAGGTTCAGTGGCACCTGACGCTAGTGATACATCACTTGAAACAGAAGCAGCAGAAGACAGAGTTGAGGGAACTAATACAATCGTAACCGAAGAAGTAACAGACGATACTTACCAAGTAGTAGCAACTATTACATCGGAAAGTAATCAGACAATAAGTGAAGCAGGACTGCTTTCTGCAAGCACAGCAGGAGATTTATATGTTAGAGGAAACTTTACAGGCATTCCTTTAGAAACAGACGATGCGATTCAATTCACAATCAAGACAAGAATAGGACAACCAGAATAGTGTTGTTCCTCGGCTCTTTCTGAGAGTCGGGATAACCACATTATTATTATGTATCTAAGTGTAAAAGACAACGCAAAAACAGAATTGTCAGCCGAACTTCTTTCTACAGAAGAAACAAGTTTTGATGTTGATGACGGATCTAAACTATCCGAAACAAACTTTGTAGTGACAATAGGAGACGAAAAGATTCTTATAAGTTCAAGAACAGGAAATACATTAACTATAGACACAAGAGGATATGACAGCACAACTCCAGCAACTCACGCTTCGGGAAGTAGGGTAGCACAGAATGCGATCGCTGAGCATATTCAAGAACTGCAAGATGGTAAAGCAGACGATGCCGATGTAATCAAAAAAGACGGTTC